TGCTCGCCGTCTTTCTCGACGAGGATCAGGCCGTCCTCGGCGGCCTTGCGCTTCGCCGCAGCCTTCGGCTTGGCCATCTCAGCCTCCTAGCCCATCAGCAGGGCCACGAAGTCCGGCTTGAGCACGGCCACGCCGTACGCAATGGACACATGGTAGACGATCATGCGGAAGCCGGGATAGGCCGCGAAGTCGAACACGAGACCCGAGACCGGATCCGTCACCTCCAGGTGGTCGAGGGCCAGATCGCCCTCACGCGGCACGGCGGGCAAGCGGGTGGCCAGCAGCACGGCGTTGCGCAGGAACGCAGCGTTCATCGAGAAGTTGTTGCCGACCGTGATGGTCTCGCTGTCCACGTGCGCCACGAGCAGGCCGGGGCTGTTGATCGTAAAGGTGCCCGGGCCGGACAAGCCCGTGTTCACTACGTACTTGTTGGTGTCGTTCTGGAAGGTGACGACGTCACCCGCCACGATGGTGCCAGACCCGGTCTTGGCCGTGATGGTCGTCAGGCCGATGGCGTGGGCCCCGTTGAAGACGTAGCTCGTGCCGGTGCCCTTGGTGTGCAGCCCGGCCTGTGCCGACTCGTGCAGGTCGAAGCCTTCGAGCGGCAGCGACGTCAGGCTGCCCTTGCGCAGGACGCCCGCATCGCCGGACTCGTTCATCTTGAACAGGTTGCTCATCTTGCCGCGCAAGTTCGCGCCCGAGGTCGTGTTCATGACCAGGTGCAGGTCGCTCATCGGGGAGCCGTTGTCCATCAGGATCTTGCGCGTCTGGGACAGGTCGCTCATGTCCGCTGCAGTGCCGAAGGGCGTGGTGCCTGCCGTGCCGTACGCGCGGGACGTGCCCGCCAGGATGGCATTGGCGATCGCCAGTTCCATCTCGTTCACCGCGGCGCGGATCGCCTGGGCGATCTGATATTGCTGGAGGGTCAGAAAGCCGGGACCGGTGTCCATCGCTTTCTGCTCCTCGCCGTTCCAGCTGAACGGCCAGTAGCGGCTCTTGGAGATCGTGACCACCACATTCGGGATGGTCTGGTCCGATGCGGACGGCAGGACCATCGCCGGAGTCACATCGCCGCCCGCGGCGTTCTTGGGCGACACAGGGATTCGCAGGTTCTGGCCGATGGCGACCTTGTCGGCCGTCGAGTCCCGCGCCACCGCGGGGATGAACCCGACCAGCTCACGCGCGACCACGTCGAGCGCGGCGTAGATGTCCGGGATCAGGTTGGTAAGGGTGTTTGCCATAGGAAGTTACCTCGTTTCCTTCAGGATCGGCCGTTCCTAGTCGTCCACCCTGCCGCCGGCTCTGGCAAACGCCATCCGGTCTGCAGGGGAGAGGGCCTGGAACGCATCGCGTTTCATGGCCTGGGCCGCAGCGCCCTGGCCAGCTTGGATTGCGGGATCGGCGGGTGCAACGAAGAGCGGGGCCGCGTTGTCCGTCACCAGCGACGCATCGCGCACGGTGACATACAGGTGGTTGGCCTCGTCGGCTTTGATCTTCGCCTGCTCCAGCTGGGGGCGCAGATCGTTCGCCTTCTTGATACTTTCCTCCGTCCCTTCATTCGCCAGGCTCAGGATCTGATCGCGGATCGCGACCATCGCCGCATCCGCGGCTTGAGCGGCGTCGAGCAGGGGTTTCAGGTTAGCCATATCGTCTCCTTATATGAACTGGCTTGCAAACTCACGCAGGCTCTGCGCCTCGCGTTCCATGTCCAACCGGGACGGGGAGCTGGAGATCTCCGCACCCTGTTGGCCATTGACTGTGTCCAGGGCCCGCAGCTGCTCGAGCAGCGCAGGCGGAAGGTTTGCGAACGTGTACAGCATTTTGCGGGCCGCGACGGAGGCCGTGATGATCGACGGCTGCGCAGGCGCGGCCTTGGGCCCCAGGATCTCGTCGATGAAGCCCATGTCCTTGGCATCCTCGGCCGTCAGCCAGGTCTCGTCGTGCATCATCCGCTCGAGCCGGTCGCGGCTGATCCCGGTCCGGGCGTGATACACCTCGTAGAGCGTGTCCCGGCCCTGGGTGAGTTGGTTCAAGAGGGCAGTGGCAAAATCGATCGTCACGTAGCCCAGGATCCCGATCGCAGGCTCGTGGATCATGAATGTGGCGGTGTCCTGCATCTTGATCTTCGAGGCCGCCATCGCGATCAGCGTGGCCGCCGAGGCGCACAGGCCGTCGATGCGGGCCGTCACGACGCCCGGATAGGTGGTTAGGATCGAGCGGATGACGCTCGCTGCGCTGAGTTCCCCCCCAGGCGAGTCGATCCGGACCGTCACCGGACCGCCTTTGCCAAGGTTGTACAGATCCGCCTTGAAGAGCGAGGGCGTGATATCGTCCTCGAACCAAGAATACTCGGAAACCACGCCGTAGAACTCGATCTCGGGCTCGCCGCCGGTCTGGACCTCGTCGCGCATGGTCCAGAAGCGCTCATGCGGCCGCGCGGTGCCTTCGAACATCCGGATCGGACCGACGTGCGCTACGTCCTCCTTCTTCTTGGCGTCGTCCTGGTGCGCTTGCAGGTGAGCGCGCGCCCCGGTCTTGTCACTCTCCGGGATGTCGGTTTGATCCAGCCTGGCCATCGCATTGTTCACGCCATGAAGGTTCGCCGGCGTATCGCTGCCAGCTGCATGGTGGGGCAAGTGGTACGAGCTCTTGACCGTCGGGTCCGCGCCGGAATCAACGGTCGCGTGCATGTGACGCAGCGTTGCTTCGTCGTTGCCCGCTTTAGCGACCTCCGCCGGGCCGTCCCAGGGGCTCTTCGCGTCCACAGGCGTGTGATGCACGGGAATGGCAGTCATGTCACGCTCCTTGCTGCGCAGGCTGCGGCTGCTGCCCCTGCGCAGAAACCGGAAGGTTATTGTTCAGCATCCAGAACTGATCACCGTCCGAGTATTGGTTCATGTCCTCGGCTTCTCGGGCCTCGTTCGGCGTCATCGTGCCCGTGCGGATTCGCACCTCATACAGGTCGGCGCGCGCCTTGGCGTTCATCCGCAGGATCGCCTCGCGTATGAACTTGTAGTAATTCGTGGGCTGGTCCGCCTCCGGCAGCCAGCGAAGTCGCGCTGCCTGCTCCCATTGCACAAGGAACGGATCCAGCGTGCTCTTCAGGTAATCCTCGTCCTGCTGGTCGTTGCTCTCATAGCTCTGCTTGCCCATGTTGAGCTTGTATTCCGGGAACTTAAAGAAATTGCAGATGTCGCCGTCCGTGGCCTCCATGCTTGCCAGGAACTCTGCGTCCTTCGGGTTGATGCTGATCGCCTCGAACTTCGTGATCTTGTTGTCGAAGACGGCCAGCTGGCCCGCGTTCTCGGCGCCGGCGATCGCCTCGCTGTAGGCATCGCGGTATTTCTCGCGGCCCTGCTTGTCGAGTGTGGCATTGACCTGGATGTAGGCATTGGGCGTCAGCCCGTTCGCCTGGATATTGTCCTGGGTCACCGACTGCGCCGCGCGGCGCCCGATCGTATCCTTCGCGTACTCCAGAACGCTGCGGCCCCAGATGCCGTTCGTCGAGTTGATCATGACGTGCAGGACCTCGACCGCCGGGATGAAGCGGCGCTCGCCGCTCTGGAAATGCACTTCGTACCAGATATCGCCGCCGGGATCCTGCTTCGGCACGGTCACGTTGGCCGGCAGGATATAGAGCTCGCGCGGGGCAGGGGGCGGCGGCATCCAGATCAGGGCATTGCCCCAGAAGAGCAGCCACTCGATGCAGGTTTTCTTCAGGATGAACGGCGTCATCCAGCGGTTCGGCTGGACCTCGAGCAGGTAGGCCATATTGTGCATCAGGGCGTTCGGCGGCACGTGCTCGGCGCCGGCCTTCGTCCGGACGAACTGCTGGAGCGGCATGTGGGCGATGTCATCGCTGATCGTGCTGGCGCAGCGATAGACCACGGCCACGCGCTTCGCCAGCTCCGGCGAGACGTCCTGCTTGGACCGCGTGTGCACTCGTCCGGCCCAGAGCCTGCCGCCGTCGTCCGCCGGCGGTTGCATGTTGCCGGGCGGTTCAGTTCGGGCGTTCTTGAATGCGCTGCTGAGGATCATGCCTTGGCCCTCGCGATCAGGAATGCATAGATCAGGCAAAAGAGCCCGGCCACGAACCAGGCCGCCTTCGGCAGGGCGAGATAGGCGCCTGCGGTGATCAGGCCGGCGCCGAGCCAATAGAATACGTCGTCGAGGTAGGAGCTCAGGAGCTGCTTCATGGCGTCGCCTCGGTGTACGCGGCGCCGTTCATCGAGAGCACGGCCCAGCCCCAATCGGTCAGGCCCCACGTGACGCCGCCTACGCTGTCCGTCTTCCAGATCCAGAACGGAGCATCCTTAGCGTAGAGGTAGTGGGTGATGTTGGAGCCTGTGAGCGACTGAGCGCTGTGCACGCGCAGCCCCAGCGTGACCCAGCTGGCGATCGTCGTTTTGTAGGACCTGGCCAGGTCGACTGTGCAGACGAGATCCGAGAGGTTCATCCAGAGCTGATCAATGCCGTGGTTGTAGAACTGGTCCGGGTTCCAGACCGGCATATATCCCAGGCCTGCCGGCGTGTCGGAGATGTGGCCATCCCGCCAGAGCACCATGACGCGGTCCACGAAGTAGGGCGCGGCGTCGCGGTTGATCACCGCCGCGTCCAGATCGCTGGCATTGGCCAGGCCTGCGATCCGGGCCCGGCCGTTCCGGACATCCGTGACCTCGACGATGTTGCCGGACATGGCCACCACGAACCAATGCGCGGTCGTGGCGATCGAGCCGCGCAAGGGGCTGGCGTACAGCGAGCCGGATCCGGTCTGGAACGCCCAGTTGATGAACTGGCCGTTCGAAGCATTCAAGGCGCGGAAGTAGTCCAGATCCGTCGAATTCAGCGCTATCCAGCCGCTCTGGCCCTCGCCCGGACCGGTCGGCGCCGGATAGACCTGCACCGCCTCGAAGACCGCATTGAGCGAGTAATTCTTGAAGATCTTCGCTGGATCGAGATGCTTGACGTAGCAGTACTGGATCCCCGTCGTCGCCGGCGCGACGGCTTTCGCTTGCTGAACAGCGGGCGTGGCGCGCGGCGCGGCCGTTTCCACGGAAACGGCCGTGGGCGTGATGTATGGGATCGTGGGCAGCTGCGAGCACGCCACCAGGACAAGCAGGAGGAGGACGCAGAACTTCTTCATGGCTCAAGCTCGATGAACGTCTGGCCCTGGTAGGTCGCGGCGCACCACTGGCCCTGGGCGATCTCGATCCAGGTGTTCCCGGAACCGTCCAGCAGGATGTCGAGCACCGCCACGGTGCGGCCGGCCAGCACCATCCAGGGAAAGACCAGGCCATAGGTCGTGCCGGCGCCGCTGCGGATCTTGACGTTGACCTTCGTCACGCCTTTGCTGTAGACGGGCGTCGGCCCGGGCGTTACAGGAGGGGGCATCACGGCACTGGTGCTCTGCCAGGGCGCCACATACTGGTCCAGGTCGTTCACCACGTACAGCGCGCAGCCGTTGGCCTGCTGGAAACCGTAGAACGCAGCGTCGCGTCCATCCCCGAACTGCCAGCCGATCAGGGAGAGCGGCGTCAAGGGCTTTGGGAAGGACGGCGCGTTCACGTCGTAGTTGGCGACGATGATCTTCTCCTCGCTGACCGCCGTTTCGCCACTAAGGTAGTTGCGGATGTAGTCGGGACTACTGTAGATCCAGGGCCGGATCCCGACCGCGCCCTGGACGAAATCGAGCCAGGGCTTGATCTCCTTGCCCCAGATCCCGGCATAGCCGTGCGTGCTGGCGTAGTCCTCCAGATCGAGCATCGGCGGAAGATCGCCGCCTTTCGTGCTGGCCAGGAACTTTGCGCCCTGTGCCGCAACGCCCTGGCCGGGCTCGTAGTAGTGATAAGGGGAAACGTGGACGCCGGCCGCAAGCGCCGCTGCAGCCTCTTCCAGGTGCAGCGGATCGGCATTCAGCCCGTCCGACGCGCGGATCGTGGCAAAGGCGATCCTGCGCGCCTTCGCGGCGTTCCAATCCACGCGGCCGTCAAAGCTGGATTTGTCGAAGCCGAGCGACTGCGTCATTTTCCTACGTCCGGAAATCGCCGGTCCCGCTCCTGGGACCGGGCATCATGGGCAACCAGCACACCGTTCATGCGGGAGACCTCGCTGGAGATGGCATCGATCTTGTCTGCCAGGCGGCCGATCGATTCCACGTTAGCGGCGCGCTGCTCCTTGAGGAATTCGCGATTCTTCTCTTCCTGTTCGGTGAGGAACTTGATCATCCGCTCCTGGGCTACATCCTGGCGGGCGTTGGATCTGTCGAGGTGGTTGAGGAAGAGGATCACCACCACCACGACCACCCCGGCCAAGGGAATTTGCAGCAGTAGATTGAGCAAGGTGTCGGACATCGGCTGCAGCCCTGGGGAATGACCCGCCTATCTTGGCTGCGGAGGGTTCGTGCTGGGGAAGGGCCGCACAAACGCCGTGTAAGCCGTCTGGTTCGAGATCAGCGCCGTGAGCAGGCTGCCGAGCATCGTGATCGCGCCCGCCTGGTCGCAGGTCACGGTCAGGTGCAGCTGCACCGCGAGACCCAGGCAGCCGGCGCCGTAGGCAGCCGCGGCGATGATGATCAGGGCGACGCCGTTGACCATCACCTTCGTTCCGGACGGCTGGGCGTTGAACCAGGGCCCGAACTTCGGCAGATACGACAACGCCAGGGCCAGCAGCACACCGGCGAAACCCGCAAGAACCGTGGATGTCATGTTCTTCTCCTTCGCAGGAGCCCGCAGACCACAAGGCAAACAAAAAACGCCCGACAATCCAATCTCCGAAGAGCTTGGATTATCGGGCGTTCACCTTTCGGTCTACTGGCTCGATAGGGGCCGCACTATTAGCGACCGATCAGTTGTCTCTTGCTCACGTGCTGCATCTACTGTAGCACAGGTGAGCGAAAAACGCAAGAATTATGCTAGAACCCAAAATCCCCGCTGTGGATATAGTCTGCATACTTGACCTGGTCCCGCAGCGGCTGGATCCGGAACAGGGCGTTGAGTGTGGCCGCCAGGAGGTCCACGCGCCGGGTGCTGCCCGCGTTTTTCTTGGTCACCATGACGTTCTCCTTGCTGTCGACGATCTCCTGCGCATTGCCAACGCACCAGGTCAGGAGCGGCGAGCCGTCATGCACCAGGCGCCCGTCGGCCACCAGATCACGGAAGAGCTTTGTCGGTTCGTTCAAGTTCGGCATGGTCTGACGCACTTCGATCGTCGTATATCCCAGTTCGTCCAGCTCCGTCTTGAAATGCGTGGCATTGTAGGGATCGTAGCAGACCTCGTGCACCTGCCAGCCGTTCAGCGCGGCATAGTGCACTTTCTTTGCTACAACTGCTACCCTGAGCGCCTTCGCCGGATCGTCCGTGGGGATCTCGACCTTGCCGGTCAGCGTCTCGATCTGGCGTTCGAGAGCGGCATAGTCGGTGATGTTGCCCTCCGTGACCGTGAGCCAGCCTTCCTTCGCCCACTCGCGATAGGGGATGCGGTCCGTCTTCTCGTGTGCGGCGATCGCCGCCTCGGGCATGAAGCCGTGTGCACAGATCCCGACCTTGTCACCGGGAAGAGCGAACACATAGGCCAGGGCCGTCAGGTCGATCACTTTGGACAGGTCGACGCCCACGACGCACAACCCATTCTTCGTGAGCTTCAGGAACTTGGGCCTGGACAGGGCGAGAGAGTCCCACTTCGAGGGCTTGGCCCCATCGCTGATCATGAAATCGCCCATGAAGCTCTTTTCGTTTCCGTGCACCCAGCGGTTCAGGTTCTTGACGCGGAACGTGCGGATCTTGGCCGGATTGTTCGAGCCGAAGGCCTCGTCGTGCATGTCCTGCAGCTCGGCCCGCATCACGGCATTGGACATCAGCAGCGGATTGGCTTTGGCCCAGTTCCTGGGATCGTGCTCGTCGTCCTTTTCGTCGAGCTCGCGGATCATCACAAAATAGCGATCATTCACCGCCTTGCCGGTCAGGATCAGCTTGCAGTATTCGTACTCCGCGTGGCACGGGCTCTCGACGTCCATGCCCGCGGTCGTGATGATGAACATGAGCGGCTGCGCGCGCTGGCCCTTGGCCGAGCTGATCAGGTCGTAGATCTCGGAGGTCGGATGCGCGTGGTACTCGTCGACAAAAGCACAGCTGGGGTTGAATGCATCCTTGTTCTTGACTTCGCCCGAGAAGGCCGTCATCTCACCGCCGCGGCTCTTGTGCCGGATCTCGTACTGGCCGATGCTGAGGCGCGTCCGGATGTCCTTGCTCTTCTCGGCCATCTTCTTCGCCTGGTTGTAGAGCACACGGGCCTGGCGCCGGTCGACGGCGGTGCAGTAGACGGCCGGGTTCTCCTCCATGTCGCCGATCATCATGTAGAGGCCGATCCCCGCGCCGCGCGTGGTCTTGGCGTTCTTCCGCCCTTCGGTGACGAACGCCTTCCGGAACCGGCGCACACCGACCTTGCGCCCGCTGGTCCGCGTGACGGTCTCCGTCCGCGATACCCAGCCGAAGATGCAGGACAGATCGAACACGTGCGCGGGGATCAGTTCGATGGGCTGCCCGACCAAGCGCCCCTCGATGTGGACCAGGCTCGAGAACCACTCGACGGAGACGAGCGACGCCTGGCGTTCGTCGAAGGTCCACGGGAACGCTTGGTCCAGGCCCGGGAGCAGCTGCCCCGTGGCGGCCTCGACGCGCTGCGCAAGCGGCTTGGGCATCTGGCCAGCCCGAGCAAGATCCTGCAGGTGCCGCAGGCATGCCAGGCGCTCGGTATTCCCGACGACACGCGTTCCCTCGACTGCCTCGATGGCATAGCGCGTGGCTGCATGGACACCGTCCAGGTCGTCATCAGTCGAATTTCTTGCCAAAGGGATCCTCGTTCGCGCCGTCAGCGCGGCGCTTCACCAGCCTGGCGCGGGCGCTGGGTGTAAATCCGAGCTTGTCCGCATAGACTGCGAGGATGCGCGCGTAGCTCTGGATTGCCTTGTGATCGTCGACCTCGAGCTTCCGCTGGTTGGAAATCTCCCGGTATTTCACCGTCACATCGCAATAAATAGCCAACGATTCGCTGTCCAGGACATCGAGCAGCGGCTCCGTGGTGTTCAGGCCCGCGATCTCGCCGAGCTTTCGCTTCCACACCACGCGCGCGTCCCGGCTCAGCCAGTCCGGCGGCTTCAGCTCGATCGGCTTTGCGCGTTTCAGCTGCTCCGCGGCGTCCCCGCGGGCTTCGACTTCGCGCTTGGTCCAATGCTTGCGGCCACCCTTGTGCCCGACCTGCATGGTGGGGGCGGCAACGGCCTTCGTGGGCATGACTTAGGCTTCTCCTGGGTGCAAGCTGAGGCCCGTGGCGCGCATCGGGGACATTTTTGCGCGTTGGGAGCCCCCGCCGTTGTTTCGCCCCCATTCAAAACTTTCTCTGGCGGGGGTCATGCGGCCTCGTGAAAGACTTCAGTAGCCGTCTTGCGGGAGTGATGGGACTTGCAAAGCGATTGCAGATTGCGATCATCGAAAAAGAGAGCCGGATCGCCTCGATGCGCGCGCACGTGGTCCACTTCCGTGGCGAAGGTGTGCTTGCCCTCGGCCAGGCAGTCGACACACCACGGGTTCCTGGCCAGGTGCGACTTGCGCATCGATTTCCATTGCGGGCTGTTATACAGTGCCGTGATTTCGGCACTCCGCTCCACCTTCTTGGTCGAGTGCTCAGGGCAGCGCCCCGCCTTGACGAGCACGTTGCAGCCCGGATATGTGCACTTTCTCAACGACTTGTACGGCATCGATCACCTCACCGATCAGGCCGGCCGGGATGAAAGCCGGTCTGATCCTCGTAGCCCTCAGGCGCTCTGTGCAGAGCCCAGACTAACCAGAGAAGCGGAACGCCGAAGACGAGCAGGCAGGCGGCGAATAGGCACATGGCATGCTCTCCTCAGATCGTCCTGTACTGAAACCGGCCTGCACGCCGGCGCAGCAATTCATACAGCGCATCCTTCGACAGATCCCAGCAGTTGATCTGCCCGCAACCGGCGCACTCGACGTCGCACTGGTCCGCCGCGTGGACGCTGAAGAGACCGCGGGGCGCGTGCAGCAGGATCACCGTGGGTGGCACTGTTTCGTCGGTGCGAAGCGTCCCAAAGATCCACAGATGCCGAACACGCCGCTGGTCGCGCATGACAACCCCCAAGATGTGCCGGCATCGCTCGCAGCGCCAGTGCCGTGGTTCGTAGGACGGATCGAAGGCGATCATTCATCCGACTCCGTTTCTGCGGAAACGCTCCGCGGTGCCTCGATCTGCCGCACATTCAACTTCCATTCGTCGATCGCCCTTGCCCTTAGACCTGCGACCGCCAGCAACATCGTGGCCTCGTCGCATGGAGTGATCGCATAGATCGCGCCGGGACCGTAGAACTTCGTGAAAGCAGCCACGCCTTTGGTCTCAGGGACGTCGACTCTCAGAAATCCCTGGCCACCAATCACCTGCTCGGTCACTTTGCCAGCGATGACCTGGTGTCCGAACAACTCCACGATTGCGAACTGCTCAAAAGATTCAGCCATACCGATCCTTTCTTTGGGCAATAACATACTTGACGCATAAGGCTAACTTCCTACCTGTTGTCCATCTGCACTCCACACAAACTCAGAGACCGGTCTGTGCATCGCACAATGAACACAATAAGTCGCTCCGTAGAAATCTGGGTCGCGAGCATAGGTCTCGCTCAACACGCGTCCCATCGTTGTTTCAGTTCCACAGAGTTTGTGGACATAACTATCGCGATATGGACGAACGAATCCCTTCTTGCGTTCTTCTTCCGAAAGCACAAGATAGACTTCCTGCTGAGGGGTAGGTGTTTCATCCACACTGTGACCCAGACGCGGGTCTGTCGGATCGGTTGTTAAATGACTTGGCGTGATTTTTTGTTTTGGATGCCAACCAAACCAAAGTCGTATCGGAAGCATCGGCAGTATACAGATGAAGATGGTCAATTGATTATTTTCCAAGCCGTCATAACCTTTCAGTTGGACTTCAAGCTTCCAATAAACCCCAATCCAAATATCCTGGGGCTTGAACTTTGCACTAATTTCTAATTTCATCGGAGCATCCTTTCTTGTGCGTCAAGTATTTTGTTGCCTTTCTTTGAGGTTGGGAGTTCCACATCCTCACCAAGTCGCGCGCCGTGACTTCTCGCGCCCCGAGCTTCACCGCCAGCCGGCGCTTGCTCAGGCAGATGTCGTAGTGCGGTCGAGTGCCGTACTCCTGGAACCAACGTCTGGATACACCGATCTGGTCTGCCATCTGATGCAGTTCCTCAACAGCGTCCGCCATCATATGGCACATCGTCATTCGGCCATACTGCGCTCTCATGTCATCCACGTAGACCATTCAAGTCTCCTTGGGCGGCACTTGGACAACGCACTTGCGCCAGCAGCTATCCTGCCAGTCCTCGATCGCCTGCTGCAGGTCATTCGGATCGCCCAGGACCTGGCGGATCGCAGCGATCACGTCACCGATCGTTGGCACGCTGTTGTAGCGATGGCTCCGCAGGACCTCCTGGATCGCCGGCTCCAGAAGGCCAAGCGGAATGGTGCCCAGGGTCTGCTGATAGACGGCCAGCTGCTCTTCAGCGGGCGTCTTGCCGAACGCCGTCCAGAGCTGCGAGAGCACACCCAGCCAGTCCTCGAGCGGCGATTGTGGTCCATCAGGCGAGGCAGGCAATACCGCTTCGAGCCACTCATCCACGGTTGGCATTCGCCACTCTCCTGATCACGTCTTTCACGCTCGAAGGCGGCGGCTTGGCTGATTTCGCCGCCGGCTGGACCATGCTCTTGCGCGCCTGGAAGCCCTCGACCTTCCAGCGCTTCAGGATCGACTCGACATAAGCCCAGTTGCGCTTGTTGTTCACAGCGGCTTCCCGGATGGCAGTCGTGATCCACTCCAGCGGATAGCTCTCCGCCGCGTCCTCGATCTTGTCGGCGATCATGGGCGTCAGGGCGCCGATCTCGCTCTCGTAGGCCCGGAAGGCCTCGGCGGAAAGCCGCTGGTCGCCTCCTCCAGTAGTGGTAGTAGTTAAGTTCTTAATAGGTTCTTTCTTCCCTTCACCTGGTGAAGGACGTGCTTCATGTGGTGAAGGACTTCCTTCACCAGGTGAAGCACTCGCCTTGTCAAGCTGCTTCTTGAGCTCGTCGAGCGGCAACCCGGAGTATTTGGCGAAATTCTCGTTCCAGCGGTCTGCCACCTGGATCACGAAGCGGTAACGGGCCTGGTCCATCTCGACGCGCTTGAGCACGATCCAGCCTTTGTCGGCCAGGGATTGGCGTGCATCGCTGACCTTGCCCACGCTCATCCTGCATTTGGCGGCCGTCGTCTCAGCGCTCTCTGTGCATCTGCCGACGCGCTTGTAGTGGGCCAGCAGGCGGAATTCATATGGATCGAGACCGTCGTCATCGCTCAGGTTCGGCATCTCGAAGCGGTACTTCTTGAGATCGGACAGGTCGACGATGACCTGGTCTGCAGCTTCTGGCTGCGGCGTTGGTTTGCTCATTGCGTTTTCTCCAGTTGTGTTAGGATTCCTACATCGCAAGGAAGGAGCGAATATGGCAAAAGTACCGCCTTTCCACACCAAGAACGAGGAAGATCACAAGCGCTCTCCCGTCTGGCACGATAACGATCAGTGCTACGAAGGCAAGAAGATCCTTCCGAAAGATCGCGAGCCGGGCGAGAAGGGAAACAAGTGCGAGATTTGCACGGTGCTCGACAGGGCGAACTGATCATCGTAGCCGCAGCACCCATTGAGGGCCGGTAATCTCGCCTTTCTCGACATACCAAACCCGGCTCAGTGAAAAGACGCTGAATCCGTAATCGAGGGCGATTCCCAGGGCTCGATATCCTTCGGCCCTCGATCCATTGAACCGGACCATAGGGAACGGGCTGGCATGCCCCTTGCCTCCTTCACAGGATTGGTCGGTCTGAACTCCGTTGTACCGGAGCACCCTGACCAGTCGTTCTATCCCCTTGTCCAGGGGCATATTGGTAGGCATTGGCAGAGGGCTTGGCAATGGGCCTAGGTCTTTGTAGGGAAAATCGGTCTGCCGCCTGGCCGCAGCGCGCTTCTTTTTCACTTCGGCACCTCCCGTTCGATCCGCTGTTGCGCCCAGGCTACCATCCGGCGCCAGATCCGGACCAGCCAGCTCGGCCGCCTGTAGGCCGGCAACTTCTTGAGATTCTCGATCAGCATGGCATCGTACAGCCGGCGCCAGCGTTCCAGAATGGATACGGCGTGCTTTTCGGCGTCGTGCGCACGCCAAAACACCTGGCGGGAATTCAGCGTGACATCCTGGCCCTTGACGACGGCCAGGTAGAACTTGCGGTGCGCTGCCCTGTGCGTCGCCTTGGCGTAGCTTGGCAAGAGCTGGTGAGGATTGAGGTGCCGGACCGGTGGGCTCATGGTTGTTTGCCTTCTAGGATGGATTCTGCCGGCATGGAGATCGTCGGCTTGAACTTGCAGTTGCGCGCGTGGGCGTTCATGGCGTTCTGGGTGCCGGTCCGGTCGCAGCCGGCGCCAGCGTAGCGGCATGGAATTGCGCTGAGCGACCGCTCGGATTTCGCTGAGCGACTTGAGCGGGTCGCTGAGCGGCCGCTCGATTTCGCTGAGCGAGTTTCAGCGGATCGCTGAGCAGTCGCTCGAGGTCCGCTCGCCGGCTTTTCGTCCCGCACGAGCGACTTGCCGGTCACGGCTCCGGTCAGCAGGATCGAGGCGTCTGGTATCACCGCCCAGACCACAGCCGTGGCGATCCGCAGCCACTGGATTGGAATGACCGGCATGGCCAGGTAGCCGGCCGTCCCCACGGCGATCGGCGACAGGGTCATGAGCGCCGCCAGGGCGGTCCAGGCCAGCGGCCGGCGCGTCTTGGCGATATCACTGATCCTGGACGCGGCGATGGCCACGGACAGGTTCACCACGATGCCGCCGATGGCGCCGATCAGCCAGCCGGGCCGGCCAAAATAGATGCTGCCGGCGAACGAGAACTGGAAGGCCTGGAACCCGGCGGCGAGGTAGGGGAGCCATTTGGCGTTGAAGGCCTTCATGCGTCGATGTCCATTTCCGCCGTCGAAATCGGGCTAAAAACTACTCCCCTGCCGCTCTCATGGCCATGATTCTCATGGTCATGACTCATGCTCATGGGGTTTTCACATGATTCTGGGGAAAACTCCGCGCCGCGGGGGAGACGTTTGTGATCCAGCCAGGCCAGCAGAAATGCTTCCCCGTCATCAGTCAAAGCCACCATGCCGGCCGGCGGAATTGATTTGACATAGCGCTGCGCCCGCATCCAGCTGCGCATGGCGTAAAAGGTCGCGCGTGTCCAGAGCGTGCCGCCGCCCTCGAAATTATTCACGGCCAGGCTGACGTGCCGGCGCAGGACACGCTCGGCCAGTTCCGTCAGCTGCTCCGCCGTGCAGGGCACCAGGCTCGTCGCCAGTGAATGGAAACCATCGTCCTGGAGCCGGCGCACGGTCACGACGGTGCCCTGTGATCTCTGGTATGTGGCGGCCGGCGTCGGAGGCGGCGTGGCTTGCTGGGCCGGCGCCTTGGCCGTTGGCGTCCTGGCAAGCAACGCGCGAGCCATCCAGATGGTCGCCACGAGCAGGAAGAGCGCCAGGGCGAGCAGCCCGATGCCCTGCGCCAGCTCGTTGAAGGCGGCGTACTGCGCATCCGCCCGGGCCTGCGCCATAGCGACCAGCTGGGTCGGGGCGTTGAGCGTCATCACGATCGCTGTGCCGACCAGCGCCGCATCCGTTCCGTGGGCGGCAAAGAAACGGGCATCCTGGGTCTGTGTCATCGGCACGGCGGTCCTGCGGGCGGTCGCCGTCTGAATTGCGGAGATGGCCTGTCGTTCATCAGCCGTGGCGGTCCAGCCTTGCTGAACGAAGGCGATCGCTTCATGGGTCACTGTGGCATCCACCAGCTGCCGGCTGGCGGCATCCGCGGTCTGCTGGGCGAATTCGGCGGTTGCCTGATACCCGACGGTCGGCGTAGGCTCGGCCGTGGCCGTCGCCGTGTCCGGCGCAAGGGTGGGGCGCGGGGAGATCGCCGCGATCGCCAATTCCCCGGGCGGCGCCGGCGTTGGAGCGCAAGCAGCCAGGGTGCTCACAAAAAGCAGAATGATCAGCATTCGCTTCATCGTCACCTCCGCAGCAGCAACGCCAGGATCCCGAGGCAGTAAAACGGGACTGTGGCCAGGATGATCTCAGCCAGGTAGATCCGCAGCCGCGCGCGCTGTTCGCGGTTCACGCTTCCTCTCGAGCGGCCGGCTTCGAGCGCTTCGCCGCTTTCTTCTTCGCCTCGGCGGCGATGCCCCGGAGCTCCGCCTCGCCCTCCGCTGCCATCTGGGCCAGCCGCTTCGGGAACTTGACGCCCCATAAGCCGGCCAGCTTTTCCAGCCTTCGTGCGGTCTGCGTCAGCGTCGACTCATGGAACTCCCAGCCGAGGTCGTTGTGATCCTCGTAGATCAGGTGCCAGGTGATCAGGCGCCGGTAATACTCGGCCTGGATTTCCTGCTTGGCCCCATGAGGCGGCTCCGCATCCTTCGGCGGCCGCTGGTCCACGCCCAGGTACTTCCAATCGTCGAGGTTCTTGAGGACCGTTAGGTTCATGGCATCGAACATGCTCTTGGCGGCAAGGGTGAATTCCCAGGTGATCTCGCGACGCTTTCCCTGGAAGAGCCTCTTGCGCGCCTGCTCTGCACGGGCCTTCGCGGAATATCGGTCGGCGCCGCGGCCCTTGGCGGGCAGCTTCTCCAGCGCTGCACCGGTCGCCACGACGTAGAAGATGTGATCATCCACGCCCTTGAATGCGTACTCGGCTTGGTAGTGGTACCCGTTGACCTGTTCCTTGGGGATCAGCCTCAGGCTCTCATCGCGCTTCTCGAAGAGACGCGTGTGCGAGCCGTTGTAACTGTCCAGCACCAGATACCGGC